CGTCATGAGCGGGAAAGTAAACCCGTTACCCATGGTGCTCATCATGTTAAGCCTAAGCTGATCCCCGGAGGGCAGCTCGATTTGCTCACTACGTACGTACATGAGCAGGTCGAACCACCGTTGAGGGAGTAGAGAACGAACCAAATCGATGCCGTACAGGTTGGACGCGGATTTCAAGTCGATAGTAGCGATACTACCGTCAATGGAACCACGTTTGGCCAGCAGCTTGTTTATAGGCTGCTGGTTCCTGATGTCGACACCAATCGCACGGAGGCCAAGCGTTAGGTACTCTCCAGCAGCAAGCTGGAGAGCCATATTACCGCTCGGTTCAATAGCGATGGTTCGTTCTGTGTCCTCGTTTTTCGGAACAGTCGTCAAGCGTGAACCCTGTATGAGGCGGACACCGTTATTCCCGTTACGCTCATCAAAGAGCTGGAAATAGGTGTTACGGCGCCTCAGCTTTACAACCAGGGACTCACAAGGAGCAGTGCACGTCATAGGTTGTTCAATCTTAACGACGGTATGGGTACCCCTGATGCCATTACTGGCACCAGGGCCGAACCGCCACAGGTCGAACAACAACTCTACGGAGAGGGGGTTCTGAACCTCCTCCTCGTCAAATTGCGTGGTGACATTTTCCAAGGTACGCGTGATGAAGTACCTTGCGTCAGACGCTATTTGTCGGTCCAGCTTGAGCTCACGTTCAAGAACATAAGCGTTGTCGGCTATAAAGCCATCTACAGCCTTACTGGTTAAAGAAGAGTTAACGTATTTCGCACGCTTGCGCATGCGAAGCACCTGCCGCTCGATGGCCGCGGACCTTGAAGGGTCAGCGGTCGAGAGGCTACTGAGCTCCTCTGACATTGTCGCAAAGAAGGCGGAAAGCCTTTCCTCGCTTGTACTACGAGTACCGTCTTTCACGGGATATCTCCTGATGAAGGTTAGGCCGCACGGGAATCCGTAGCGACTGGTGTCACTCTTGTTTGGTCACGGTGGGGCAAGACGCATGGCTAGCGTCCACCCTACTAAAATGAACCAGAACGAGAGCAAGTACACACCCAGTAATGAGTGTGACCACGGGCACAATAGCTTTCATGCCCGCTCAAATCACGCCCGAAACGATGGTATCGGCGATCCCCGAGGCCTGCTGACTCCCCACACCGAAGTGGGAGGAAATCAGAGCACGGAGGTCTTCCGGTTCATACGTATCGGAGCCAGCCGGAACCTCGATGACGGTGGTAATACGAGCCGTCATCGCGCTCTGGTTGGCTGCTGGTTGAACACCCTTACGAGTAATAAGCTTGTAGGTGTTCATTGGCACGGATTTGATGACACCAGTCACGGGGCTCGCTTGCGGCAGCACCTTAAGAACAGCCGGACGGAAGAAGCTGATACTGAAAGGTTTACTAACAGTATTAACGTCGACGTTCGTCTGCGTTCCGCCCAGGGCAGTAACGGCGTATTGCTTGCCGTTAATGCTAGGGGCGACATCGGTGACGATTGTGTAGGTCGGCGAAGTCAAGCCGGCTACAGTAGCACCCGTGATGGGTGAGGTTGGTGCAAAAGACATGTATGTCTCCAGTGTCACCTGATCCTTGATTGGACCAAAAGCGACGATAGGTTAAGCAGCTTGTTAACTGCGTGTTTACCCACCTCATCGATAGTCTTCAGTCTAAGAGACAACGATGGGATGGAACTATAAACAGTGCGCTCGAATTCATAGAGCGAAACATAACCGACGCCAGGTGTGTTATCATCAAAACGGACATACCGTTCGTTTGGGAACGCACCGGGGGACAGGTAATGCGAAATCGTCTCCGTGTAATCGCAAGTGTACCTTCGTGAGCAAGTCAAAAATTTCGACGAGCCACCAGGTGACGTAAAAATGTCATCCAAGAAGGCACCCATGGTAGTGAAGTAATCCACCACCCAACTATAAGGAATCAACTCCCAAGCAGCGGGGAGGAGACCCGAAGGGTCGAGGTGAAGGTGAGCTGCAATACCAAAGTTATTGGAGGCGTTAACCACCAGGTTATACGCCCCAGTAAACTTGTACGAGAGATTGTTAACCTGGGCAAAGTCGGTACGCATCCTGGCATGATAAGTGCCAGTGAAGCCTACAGCCTTGCCCGAGGTGACCCAAGATCTCGAAGCACTGCCGTGAAGTGGCTTGATTCCCTGTTGCCGATTGAGATATTTTGCAATCGACTCAGCGATCTCGCGAGCGTCAGAGAGCATAGGTTTAACCCCAAAATTGAAGTTAAGCCAAGCCTTTGACGCGTACTTCGCGGCAGAAGCACCGCGCGTTTTCTTGATGTTGATAAGGTCCTTCATGAGGTTAGTTGCTAGGTCGGCGGTTCCGCGGATGGTACTGCGGAGATCCCCCAACTCGGCCATTGGCACCATAAGGTTAAAATCGCCATCATACTGCCTGATTTGCCGCTTGATTTTGGCGAGAGCCTGATCAAGCAAGACAGGGTCAGATACCACAGAGAGGTCGGGCCATTGAAGGAGACCACGGAAGTTATTAATCCCGTTGGTAACCCGAAATGGCGAGAGCCAACTCTGAGACTGTGTGGTAGCCGTTGCGTTTTTAAATTTGCAATAGCGACCATTCCGGAAGTAATACCCGGAAGCATCAGAACCACGAGCAATTTTTACTTTCCAGTCCCGATCGTTGGTGCCTATAGTAACGTCGTTCGTAGGCCCGTAAGCAAGCGTGGTATTAATAGAAGCCAGCTCAAACGTACCCGGAATATCCGAGAGCGTATAAGTCGACTTCTGATACTTAACATGCTTTGCAGGCACACTGCGCGTAACCATAGAACCTCCAAAAGGACATAGAAAGATAACGACCGTGTGAAAAC